AGCCGGTGGCGGAGCAGGACGTCTTTATTTTAAAAACTCTTCTGCAACTACGGGCGTCAATAAACTCATTTTAGATGTAGATAGTGGAGAATCAATTGCTCCTTATATTCCGGACAACGGAGTTCTATTCCCAGATGGAGCTTATTTCGCTTACGATGGAACTGCTGTAGTCGGAGTATCCGTGCAATATGACGGGTAGGGTTACATGGCTAACACTACTTCTCACTCATACAATTTTGATAAGACTCTTCCGATTGATGAAATCGTAGAAGAATCTTACGAGCGTATCGGAATTATAAATGTTTCCGGTTATCAATTAAAAACAGCTAAACGATCTTTAAATCTTTTATTTTCTGAATGGAGTAATAGAGGACTTCATTATTGGGAAGTAGCCAATCAAGGTTTTACTTTAGTAGACGGAACCAATGTTTATACATCATATAGATCCCCATCCGATGGAGCATCTCAAGGATTAACAACGACTTTATCTGCAGGAATTAATGCATCGGTTACGGATATTCCTTTAACAAGTGTGACAGATATGCCTGGTGCTGATCAAGGAGGAGGAACAATTACTGTTAACTCTGAAACGATTAGATATACGGGAAAATCTGCAGCAACCGGAGCAGCCAACCTTACCGGAGGTGTTCGTGGATCTAATGGAACTACTGCTGCAACTCATTCAAGTGCCGATGCGGTTACGCAACATGCTACAGGAATGGATAATATATTAGAATGTAATTATAGAATTACTTCTACGAGTGTTGACTCTCCAATGACTGAAGTGAGCCGATCTCAATATCAAGGCTATTCTAATAAGACAGCAAAAGGAACACCTACTTCTTTTTTTATTCAAAGATTTATTGATCGAACAACTCTAACTTTATACCTAACTCCCGGGGCAGCTCAGGATGGAAATAAATTAAATTTATATTATGTAAGAAGAATTCAAGATGCAGGTGCTTATACTAATGCAAGTAATGTGCCTTACAGATTTGCACCATGTATGACAGCGGGATTATCATTTTATTTATCACAGAAAAATGCACCGCAGAGATCACAAGAACTAAAACTTTATTATGAGGATGAATTGGCTAGAGCCATAAAAGAGGATGCTGACATTACAAGTACCTACATTGCTCCTAAGGTTTACTATCCTAACGCTTAATTATGACTACATTTTCTTCAGGAAAACATGCACTCGCTATATCAGATAGATCTGGTTTAGCTTTTCCTTATCTGGAAATGGTAAGAGAATGGAATGGCGCATGGGTTCATTTTTCAGAATTTGAACCTAAACAACCCCAATTGGAGCCTAAACCTACCAGTGCGGATCCTCAAGCTTTGCAAAGAGCAAGACCGACAAGAGTAGCTTTACCTACACCGGCTGTTTTAAATGATAATCCATTTACAACTGAAGTAGGAACTACAGTCATTGTAGCCCAGAACAGACATGGACGATCTACCAATGACGCTGTTAGATTTTATCAGGTTAAAGAACCTGTAGGAGGAGTAGCTATTTCCACTTTGGAATTAAGTACAACTTTGAACGGGGATATTACGGCAGCGGCAACCAGTTTAGTTTTAACAAGCTCTGCTGAATTCGTGGCCCCGGGTTATATTAGCATTACTTCTACCGACGCGGATACCGGAGTCGTTAATAGTGAAACCATTTATTACACGACGAATACTACAGGGAGCAATACTCTTTCGGGATTGACTCGAGGAACCGCAGCTCCTTCTAATGGAAAGACTCCCACTTCAACTACAGCCAGTGCTCATTCAAGTGGTGCAAAAGTTTATGGATCTTATATAATTACAAAAATTGATAGTACTATTCCTTATGCGGGACAACCTTCAACGTTGCCCGTAAGTGATAGTTTTAGTTTTACTTTAGCCAATGCGGCGACTAGTATAGCAACAGGAGGAGGATTTTTCGTTTTCGGTGGACCCGTAAACGATAGACCGTAATGATTAAATATTTTAAAAAATTATGGAAGAAATTTTTTGGAAAAACTTCTGAGACACTCCCAGAAAATGTAGGAGTAGAAATAGTAGAACCTACTCCAAAACCACAGCATTGTGGCGCACACAGCAGATTTATAAAAGGTTGCCCAACTTGCCGGGAGGTGGTTAAATAATGGCTGGATATACACTCGAAGCATTAGAAGGTGACATTAGAAGTTATACTGAAGTAGATTCAACTGTATTCACTGGTGCTCTTCTAGGCAGATTTATAGAAAATGCAGAGAATAGAATTTTATATGATCTCCCTATGGATTCCGATAGAAAAATGGCTACGGGAAATTTTGCTGTAGATAATAATACTATTAATAATCCAGCAGGCGCTCTTTTTGTAAGAGCTGTGGAAGTATTTGATTCTACCTCAGCGGTTACAGGAAATTCAGTTTTTTTACAGAAAAAAGATGTAACTTATTTAAGAGAATATGTAGCAAATTTAACGGGAAAATCAGGAGGTCTTACGGGCCAGGATGTTACAGGACAACCCAAGTATTATGCGATGTTTGGAGGAGCCACAGGAATAACTGATTCTACTTCAGGAGGGCTTCTTTTAGCTCCTACTCCCGATACGACTTATGCTTTTAGAATATATTATAATGCAAAACCTACGAGTCTAGTGACTAATACCTCTGGGACTTATCTTAGTAGATACTTTACGACTGGTCTTTTATATGGCTGCTTAACAGAGGCTTATGGATATTTAAAAGGTCCCATGGACATGTTGACACTATATGAAAACAAGTATAAACAGGAAGTACAGAAGTTTGCAGGAGTGCAACTTGGAAGAAGAAGACGAGATGATTACACTGATGGTACGGTTCGTATCCCAGTTAAATCACCGTCACCGTAATTTAGGAGATAAACATGGCAATAACATCAGCAATTTGTAATAGTTTTAAACAAGAAATTTTAGAAGCGGAACATAACTTTACAGCATCTAGTGGTAATACTTTTAATCTAGCGCTATATGATAGCGATGCAACTTTAAATAAATCTACAACTGCTTATACAACTTCAGAAGAACTCGCTGCCACGGGCGGCTATACAGCAAAGGGAAACGCTCTAACAAGTGTTACTCCTACCTTAGATAGTGACACAGCGGTTTGTGATTTTGCAGATACAAGTTGGACTTCAGCTTCATTTACTGCACGAGGTTGTTTAATTTTCAATGATTCACATTCTAGTGATGCTTCAGTTTGTGCCATTGATTTTGGCGGAGACAAGACCGTTACTAGCGGAACTTTCACAGTAGAATTTCCTGCAGCAGCAGCATCAACAGCAATCATACGAATAGCATAGGGAGGCATTCCTTATGGCTACTGGATGGGGACGATTAACCTGGGGTCAATCCGACTGGGGTGAAACTAACGTTTATACTCAAGGCTGGGGAGCTAAGGCCTGGGGTGAAGATGAATGGGGTGATTTAAGCGATGCTGTAATTAGTTTAACCGGTGTTGCAGCAACAACTTCCATAGGAGCCGTTGACGCTTATGTTCAACCTGGTTGGGGAACTTTAAACTGGGGCGAAAATGGCTGGGGATCTGTTGATGAAGCAGTCGTTAGACCAAGTGGAGTTTCAGCAACTACAAGTGTAGGAGCCATTACACCTGCAGATGTTATGGGGCTTACAGGAGTTTCAGCGACAACTTCTCTGGGCACTCCCACTGCCAGATCTTTTAATACAACTATTTTAACTGGCCAATCAGCCACTTCTACAATTGGATCATTAAATATAGAAATTGGAGTTCCTTTAACAGGAGTTTCAGCGACAATTTCTATAGGCTCTCCTACTGCACGATCTTATAATACAACAACATTAACTGGGGTTTCTGCGACAACTGCTATTGGAGATCCTACTATTAGTTCGAATCCAACGGTTCTGCCGTCAGGAGTTTCCGCTACAACTAGTGTAGGGGCGTTAGCTCCTGCCGATGTAATGGGACTTACTGGAGTTTCAGCAACGACAGCAGTTGGAGCTATTACACCTAAAGATCAAGTAATGGGACTTACTGGACAGTCAGCAACAATTACTTTAGGAATCGTTTCACCTCTACATTATAAAGATGACACGATTACTGGGTCCACGTCCTATACAGATGTTGACATAACTGGTTCAACATCGTATACAGAAGATAAACACGCAGCAGAAGGATAAAATATGGCTTCAAATTATACAGGTTTAGGCGTTCAACTCATGACTACCGGCGAGAAGGCTGGTACGTGGGGAACTCTTACTAATACAAACTGGAATATCATGGAACAGATATCCGGCGGCTATACAGCACAAGCAGTAACAGATGGTGCTGATACAACTTTATCGGTTTCTGACGGATCAACAGGGGCTACTCTTGCACACAGAGTTATAGAATTTACAGGATCACTTTCCGCAAGTAGAAATGTAACTATTCCTTTGGATGTTCAAACTTTTTATATAATTAAAAATTCATGTGACGATGATGTAGTTTTTAAATATGTAAGTGGCTCTGGGAGCAGTGTTACTTTTGCAGCTAGCGATGTGAAAATAGTTTATGCAACGGCTAATGATGGTACGAATCCAGATCTAGTTGATTGTGGATTCGGAACTGTAACTCTTACAGGAACACAAACTTTAACAAATAAAACTTTAACTTCACCAAAAATTGGAACATCTATTTTAGATACCAGTGGAAATGAACTCGCTCTTTTAACAGCCACAGGAAGTGCTGTTAACGAATTTACGATTGCTAATGCGGCGGCAGGTGCTGGACCTACTTTATCTTCAACAGGTAGTGAAACGAATGTAGATATTAACCTTAATCCTAAAGGATCTGGAGTACTTAAATCAGGAACAGCAGCAGTTAAAATTGCAGGAACAGAGACTATGTGGGTTCCGGCTACAGCAATGTATGGAGCAACAACAAATCCGGCTGAAGCAGCTCAAGTAGAAACAACAGCACTAAGGCCAGATATGAAAGTTTTAGATTTTGATGCATCAACAGATGAATTTGCACAATTTTCAGTAGCAATGCCTAAATCATGGAACTTAGGAACAGTAACATATCAAGTTTTTTGGACATCTGCTAGTACAAATACTGGAGATGTTATTTGGGGATTACAAGGAGTTGCGTGTGGCGACAGTGATACTATTGATGTTGCTTACGGTACAGCTGTAACAGTTACAGATGCCGGTATAGGGACAGCTGAAGATCAACAAGTTTCTTCTGTGAGTAGTGCTGTAACAATTGCAGGCTCCCCTGCGGATGATCAACAAACTTATTTTCAAGTATACAGAGATGCAAATGCTGGTGGAGATAGTTTTACAGCCGATGCAAGACTTCTTGGTATCAAGCTATTCTTCACTACTGATGCAGCTAATGATGCATAAGGAGGTTAAAGTTGGCTATAATAAATTTTGCAGAACTTAATTGGACAACCTATGAAGTAATGGACTTAATCGCTGCAGGCGATGATATTCCAATAGGTGGGGGTAGAACTCTCGCTGATGATCCGACTAATGTTAAAGGTGAAGAATATATAGCTTCTGTAGTTAAAAGAGGAAATAGATATAAAGCTTTTTCTAATTCAGGAGAGTTTAGACAAAGACAAGCAGTTCCAGGTGGAATTTATGACGCTACTAATGATTGGTTTGTAGACCCTCAACCTTTTCCATCTTGGACATTAAATAATTCAAATGGAGAATGGGATGCACCGGTTACTTATCCAACCATTACTACATATACAGCTAAAGATGCATTTTTCCCCGTTCAACAAAATAAATTTAGTTTTCCTAG